GATCAGGACGTGCCCGTTCCAGAGGGCCACTGTGTCACGGCAGATCGTCGCCAGAACCAACGTCTTCCCCGATCCGGTCGGTAGCACACAGACCGGATTATCGACTCGCTCCTGCAGATGGCGATAGATCGCAGCTACCGCCTCCTGTTGGTAGGGCCTGAGCTCAAGCATTCCCGAGTTCCTCCAAGCGCACCAGCGTTCGACCGCCGCGGACACATCCACACATCTCGATGTTCAGCTTCTTGATCTGGCTGTCGTCGGCGTACAGGCCGCCGTGTTGGAGCGCGTCGAGCAAACTTTTTTGCAAGTTGTCGATGTCCCGCCGTTGCCGATCCGGCGGATAGATCTCGATCTCCATGCGCAGCGGCCCCCGCAAGCCGCCGACCCCGATACTGGCGAGGATGGCGCAGACTCGTTCGCGGAACCTGCGCCCCTCACGGCTGATGAGCGTCCGGTGACCAACGCGCCGGTAGTAGTGGTTCACCGACGGCGGGAACGGCAGATCGATCTCGATCATCGGCGGGCCCAGGGTGGAGTGCTGGTCGCCTCCTGCTGGGGCACGCCTTTGGCGGCGTCCTTGCGGGCATAGCCGCGGATCTCGTTGACCACGTTGCCGGTGTCGTCGCGCTTCTTGCACTTCACGGTGATCGTCAGCGGCAGGTTGTGCAGTTCGATCGAGTCCTTGGGCTGCAACACCCCGATCGCGCGGCATAGGGCCGACAGCTCGCCCTGGGCGATCTGGACGGCCTGCCGGTTCGGGTTGTCCAGGTTGAGCCGCGACCAGAGCAACCGGTTCTTGAACGGCCCGTCGATGACCTGGAAGGTCAGCTCGAGGTAGTGGCCGGCACCGCTCTTGGTCGGCTTCATCTGCGAGTCGGTGATGATGGCGAGGTACTTGCCCACCGGCAGCGGCTCGAAATCGGTCGCGGGATCGACGTTATTGGCGTCAAAGCCATTGAGATTCGCCATGGCTACTTCGCTCCTTTGCTTTTGCCGCCCTGGGGCGTGCTGACAGGTTCGGGGTAGATGTGCTGGGCGTAGGCGCCCCAGTCCAGCGGCATCTCTTCGGGGAGACTCAGGCGGTTCTTGGCCACATGGGCGGGGCGTTCGACCGTTCGCAGGACGCGCTCACCTGTGCCGATGCCCTGGTTGCGCTTGCGGTCGAAACCCTCGTCGGTCTGCTTGGTGAAGACCTTGAACGTGGCAAACAGGACCTCGTCGGCCCACTCCTGAAGAACTTGGGATGCCAGGCGATGCAGGCGCGGCACGTAGCGGTCGTAGCTATCCGTTTCGGGGTTCTCGAAGCGTTCGATGCGGGCGTGGGCGATCAGGATCGTCGTCATGCCCTTGTCGCTGCGCAGCGCCGACAGTCCTTCGATGAATTCGCGCCACTGCGTCATGGCGAACACATAGCCCTTGGCGTAGCCGATCTCTTCGATGCTCTCGACGTTCCGCTTACGGCAGACGTCGACCCAGATCAGCCGCTCAAGCCAGTCCAGTGAATCCACCACGACTGTTCGATAGGAGTGCTCGTCGATATAGAGCTCCGACAGGGCCTGCATGGCCTGATCGAACGTGGTTGTCAGCGGGAACTTGGCGCAGTTGATCTCGCCCAGGCCGTCCTCGGTCTGGATGAACACGGGCTTCGGCGCGCACGAGGCAAAGGTCGACTTACCAATGCCGTGGGTGCCGTAGAGCATCACCCGCCTCGGGGCCGCACTTCGTCCGCTGGCGACTTGCTGCAGAAGTTTCACGGTCGCATCTCCTTTCCAGTTGATATTGGTTGGGAAGCGGGCGGACCCAGGGAGTCCCGACGCGCTCGGGCGACAGCACGTCACGCCATTCCGCCCGCTTCCGCCTGTGTCAGATCCAGTCGAGATCGCGGATGTCCTCGTAGCCGCTGAGCCACTCGTCCCGCTCTCGGCATTTCTTCAGGCGCACGATGCCTTCTTCGTTCTCCTTCTGGGCCTGTCCGAGAACCTCCTCGCCGATCCGCCAGACACCGCAGCGCAGCGGTTCGCGCTTCTCCACGGCGATCATGTAGACGGGCAGGTTCGTGTCGGTGAGCGTAGCGGCCAGGGACCGGTAAAAGGCCAGCTGGTAGGCATAGCCATAGTTGCGCGCGTCGGACTGAAACCAGTCGAGGTTGTCGCAGGTCTTCAGATCGACGATGCCGCGTATGGGGTTCAGCCAGTCCAGGCGAGCCTGGCACGGCAGGCCGCAGTACTCGGCGCGGATCACGCCCTCAGCGATGCCGTCTGCCAGCAAAGCCGGGGCATGTTTGTGGGCTCGTACCGACGCATTGAGGCTCTCGATCAGAACTGTATCGTCGTCATCGAGCACGGGCTTTCCCTGCGCATCCGCCCAGTCCTGGAAGGCCTTGGTGCGACTGCCGAACGGCTGACCGGTCTTCGGGTTGACCGGCCCGCCGAATGCGTAGGTCCTCTCGTACACCTCGCGACCTTCAAGGATCAGAACATGGGTGGCACGGCCGATGACATATGCTGGCCGATCCTGGTCCTGCACCAGCCCGAGTTCCTTCTTGTGGAAGAGCAGCGGATTACGCCGGAACTCGGCCAACATATGGCTGGACAGGTACTTGCCGGCCTGGGCGTGGTAGACATCAGCCGGTTCGCGGATCAAATCCTGGACGTTCCAAGAACGTCGTTTGAACACTTCAGGCAGTCTCATGAGTTGTGATCCTCCGTTTCCGTCTTGGGCATGCGTTCGGCGCGACTGACCGTGAAGGCCGCCTCGCCGAACTCCCGGATGGCAAAGCCCGTGAAGATGCGGCTGATGTCCTGGCCGACGACCGAGTCGGCGTCGATCACGCAGGCGTGCTTCTCGGCGTCGAAGCAGTACTTCGCGTCGAGTCTCACCCGCGACTTGCCGTGCAGGCCCTCGACCGCCATCACGGCCAAGAGCAGGGTGCTCTCGATCTCGTCTGCCGGCGCGGTGGCCTCGAACTTGTAGCGGTGGATTTTTCGGGTCATCGAGCTTCCTCTCCTGAGATCCCGGGCGTATCGGCCCACAATGGGTTACTTACCCGGTCCCTTATCGATGTGTCGGGAGCCATCGAGGTATTCACGAAGACCTTTGTCCTCAAAGATCTTCCGCAGGCAGGCAATGCCCTGATCGTAGAGCGTGCTGCGAGGCACGCCCATTTCGCGGGCGATCTCGGCGACGGTTCTTGTCTGCAGGCGATTGGCGAATTCACGCAGATCGTCGGGCAGCTCGTCGAGCACGAGCGTGAGGTCGAGTCGCAGATCCAGGCGCTCTGCCTCCTGATGACCGTAGCGTGCGACCATCTCGTTGTAAGCATCCAGGCCGAGTTTCTCGTCGAGCCCTTGCTGATGGCCGTCCTGGTCCTCGACACACGCATCCAGCGGGTAGACCTTCTGTTCGTAGCTCCGCTTCTTTTGGCGCTGATGGCGAATAAGGGTGGAGACCTTGCGTTCGACGATGCGGGCCACGAAGGTACTGAGGCCTGCCCTGCTGGGGTCGTAGTTGTCGAAGCGTTGCAGCAGGTCCAGCATCATCGCCTGCTGCAAGTCGTCATAGTCGTCGCGGGTGAATCCGTACCTGTAGATCAATTGCCTGGCTTTGTGGCGAATGACTTTACGGGCGTATCCGTCAAGGATACGCTGCTTTGCGTTCTCCATCGGAACCTCTCCTGAGGCCGCGGAGAGGCGCATGGGTGTCGCACGAGGCAGCGCATAGACCGGCGTAGCGGTGGCACACGTGGATCGCCGTTACGGCGACACCCACATGCGCCTCCTACTTGTGGCCGGTTGATTGACTGGTGATATTCTGTCTGCGATCTAACAGGGAGACCGCTCCCCGCTGTTCAAGCGAGTACTTCTCCACTTGCGTCTCGTTAGACGAGCCGCACTTGACCTCCTGTAATAGGATGTTTCCATTGTTGATGTCATCATGGCGGGCGAGTAAGATCCGGAGCATCACTTTCAGAGTAATATCAGCGAGGCCCGATTCGGTGTGCATTCCGATATCCGTGCTAAACATTCCATAGCAGATGACGCGAGGTGGTGGATCGGGAACCGGCTCACCATCGCGGATGATGAGTTCTTTGATAGTCCCATAATCGAGGCGCTGCATGAGTGCGATGAGCCATACCCGCGAAGGCGACGGGGATGACTTGGCCTGAGGTTGCATTATGCTTCCTCCACGATGGTGACCCGAGAGAGCAGCGCCTTATGCGATGCTCGTCACCCTCTGGAGGAATTGCAGCAAACAGGCGGAGAGCTTTTCTGGTCCGGCGCAACTACCAATTCTATAGGCCGTTGCGCCGGGACAACATAAAATTGCAGTTGCAGCAAATCGGAGAAACTGCAATTATCCGCGGCGGAATTTCATCACCTCTTCCAGATCGCCAGCCTTGTTCCAGAGAACCTTTAAATCTTTTGCCATGCTGTCATTGATGGCACGCGAGACTGCATACGCACCAAGTCCCAGCTGCTTCGCGAACTCTTTCTGTGTCGGACGTTTCAATAGCTTGGCTTCTCCTTGGCTATTTCTAGTTGCACGAGCATAATCCTGCGCACTCATAATGTGTTCTTTCAGGGCGCCCTTGAGAGCATCGATCACAATAGCCCGCGTTGCTCGCTTCTTGGGAGGAATTCTCTTGTTCCCTAGTTTGTTAGATGCTGTCGCTGCCTGCTGCAATCGTTTAGCGATCCATCTATTGATATCTGTCTCGAAGACCTTAACCAGCTCAACATTCGTGGGTACACGATTCAAGTGGAGCCGAATATCAAAGTGCGACATGAAGTACTCCACCAAGGCAGTCGCGAATCGTTCTTGCTCCTCATATGTGCTGATCCATTCCTTCTTTACCGAAAAGATCCCGACAGGCAAGCTTAACGGAAACGAAAGGAAAGCAATGCATGGAAGCTGATCCGGTCGAACGCTGAGATATTCAGCGAGTTTATGGACTTCCATCCTGCGATCGTAAGAATCACTCCGATTATCGCTTTTAAGTCTTTTAATGCGCGCCTTCATCTCTATCGCGTCCTGCCTCACGAGATCACTAGACCGTAATATGTTGTAAAGGTCGTATAATTCGCTCGGATTACCCACAAGCTCGATGAGCACATTGATGCCGGTAGCCTCGTCCAGCTGAATCGCTAATCTATTAAGGACGTCGTGCAGCTTTTCATCGTGCCCGTCATAGAGGGGAAACCCAACTAAAAAGGGAGGACCTATCGGGGGCTTGCGACTTACTTTCAGCGCGGGCGGAGACTTGCTGGGTATTAGTGCAGACATGCGTTGCTTACGTTCAAGGTGTCTAAGGATTGCTGACTTGCAATAGAACTTATCACCTGAATCCGATACCAAATCAATCACCCAACTTTCATCTGAACCACCCATATTCTCCCACAGGATTCTCCCCGATCCCGACTCTGATTGCAGAATGGGCTTCGGCGTTAAGTTGAAAGCAGATGACGCTTCACTAATATTCCGGAACGCTCGCGTCTCTGTTTGGCCCGGGTCGATCTGCGTCGCCCCTTCCCCATTCACCGACCGGTCTCTCTCTTCCATTGTTACTTCCCTCCTACCTTAGTGTTTTTGGTGATCCTGTCGCCAAACAACGCAGATCACCATGGCGCAAATTTTCGACTTGCGCATCATACGCTATCATCTTGCGGGAGGGGCAACCAAGCGGAAAATGATTCTGCATGAAATGGCTAGGCGGGCTTTCATATATGTCCCCGAACCAATGTTCGGCAGCCCGCATTGGGGCGCAGGCGCCATCGAATTCCCGTTTATATTCTTCTAGACCTTGGTATTAGCCTCGATCGTAGTTTTCAGATCATGCCACATCACCCGTTGCTTCCGCCAGTCTGGCACGACGGCTATAGGGCGGACTGCCTTCTCCTGGATCGGGTTGCGTACGCTGTCGGACCGAGGCAGGAACAGAATTTCTTCCTGGATGTCCGGTGCCAGCAGAACCAAGCTCATGATCTGGGTCATCCGAGCGCGGGTCACCATCGCGAGGCGAGCCAGCTCTGCGTAGTCGGTGACCTCGCCTCGTCGACAGAGGTCATCCATATGGAGTGCCAGGGCGAGCAGCCTTGAGACTCGCGGGACGCTGCCGCGTGTGGGCGATGATTCTTCCGTGCCCTCGCGAAGTTCCTTCCGCCCGCGCTTCATGCTCCGGAAGTGGACGGGCTTGGTGATTTTCAGCGGTCGAGTCATGCAGTATCCTCTACGTATTCGCGCGACAGCATCTCGATGCCCGCCGGATGGAAGGTCACCGAAACCGTGCTGTTATCACCGTCGTAGTCCACACGCTGGATCAGCAAGCGAAGCACCCGCTCCTGCTCGCGCAACGTGAGCGTCTCCCAGACAGGATCGAAGGCGGCCATAACTCGGGCGGCCTCATTCTCGTCGATCAAATCACGCTTCAAGGCGGCCAACTCCTCCCGGATCGTAGCAAGGCGTTGTTCCACGCCACGAATGCGATCCAACAGGTCAGCCATGCGGTCGGTGGCCATGCCGCCAGACCCGACCGACCCCGCTAATTCGCGCATCTGGGCGTTGTGGCGCCCCAGTTCGCGCGTCAGACCCGACTTCTCAGCCTCGAGTTCCTTAATCCGCGCCTTGGCCTCAGCCCGAGCTGCGCCCAATGTCTCAGCCAGGAGCGTTGGATCGCTCCCGATGCCACGTACTTGGTCGACCACGAACTTCTCGATCTCCCCGGCGGGGATCGACTTCGACGGGCAATTGTGCCAGCCCCGCTTCTGGGCATTGGCGCAGACGTAGTACCGGTAGCGCCGATCCTTCTTGGTGGCGTGGGTCGGCACCATGGCGCAGTTGCACGGCACACAATTGATCAGGCCTTTGAGGATCGCGCCGAACTGGTTGCGGACGTGCTTGCCACCGGTGGCTCCGTTGCGTTTGAGGATCTGCCTGACGCGGCGGAACGTCTCGTCATCCACGATCGCCGGTTGCTCCCCATCGTGAATCTCGTCCTTGTAGGTCAGCCGGCCGGTGTAGAGGACGTTGGTCAACAGGCTGTAGAGGCTGTGCTTGTTGAAGGGCGAGCCGCCGGACTCGTGGCCCTTCCTGGTGGTCCACTGCTTGTTGGTCCACCGCCGCGCGTCCAGCTCTGCGATCGTGGCGATGAGCGACTCGCGGTCCAGGTAGATCTCGTAGATGGCCCGCACCTGAGCGGCCTCAGCCTCGTTGACCAAAAGGCGACCGCCCTTGGGATCGACGTCGAAGCCGAGGATCGGCCGTCCACCGGACCACTTCCCCTTGCGGCGGGCGGCGGCGATCTTGTCGCGGGTGCGCTCCGATATGATCTCCCGCTCGAACTGCGCGAACGAAAGCAGGATGTTCAGGGTCAGCCGGCCCATGGAGCTGGTCGTGTTGAACTGCTGGGTCACCGAGACGAACGAGACGCCGCGCTTGTCGAGGGCCTCCATGATCCGAGTGAAGTCCAGCAGGCTTCGCGACAACCGGTCGACCTTGTAGACCACGATGCAGTCGATCCGCCCGGCCTCAACGTCGGCCATCAGACGCTTGAACGCCGGGCGCTCCATGTTGCCGCCAGTGTAGCCGCCGTCATCGTACCGATCGGGCAGGCAGACCCACCCCTCGCTCTTCTGGCTGGCAATGAAGGCCTCGCCGGCCTCGCGCTGGGCGTCGAGGCTGTTGAACTCCTGCTCGAGCCCCTCCTCGGTGCTCTTGCGTGTGTAGGTGGCGCAGCGAATCGCCGGGGTGTCGATTCTCCTACCGGCCATCGACAGCCCCCTTTTCGACCAAATTGAAGAAGCCGAACCCGTTCCAGTGGGTGCCCGTGACCTTCTTGGCCACTGCGCTCAAGGTCCGGTAGATCTCGCCTTCGTACTCGAACCCCCGCGGCAGAACCCGCACCTCGACAGTCTGGTTCTTGTACCGGCGCGTGATGATCGCGCCGGGCATGGGCAGACGGTCGTCCTGGGGGAATCCGATGGTCCCGCTAGTTGTCTCGCCACCCAGAACCACGGCCCGCGGCCTCGGTGCGGTCAGGCGGACGTCCGACTCTGTGACCAGTTCCCGGGCCCGTTGCCGGGCACGCTCGGACAAGCCGCCATCCTGGTTGACTTGCATGCGCCAAACGATGCGGCGGATCAGGAACTCCTTGTGCCGGGAATTCGTGTCCTCGCCGAAGACCGCGGCGTACTTCCGGCGCAGCTCTGGCACCGTCATGCGCTTCAGCACGGTCATTTCTTTTCCGATGTTCAACGCCATGGTGCATCTCCTCTCATGTTCTCGGCTCGGTTTACCAGGACACATGAGGGTCGCCGGGCGCGGACACATCAAGGGCTTTCTGTTCGGTGGTTTCGGGAGCGTGACCGCATGCATCCGGCGTGTTCGTGCATGCATTGCAGAAGCGCAACATGCCGCGGCCGAGGATGACGGCAACCTCGTAGCGGCGCTGCGTCGGGGTCAGATTCTCAGCGGTCGATTGCGGCATGGGTCGTCTCCGGGTTGCGGTCACACCTCTGGTGTTTACCTACCCGGGGATGGTTCGATGTGTCGTGAATGCGGCCAACTGCCGCGCCAGATCGTGAGCGGATCCCCTATGGCGGCCAAGACCTGTCTCCGGCGCCGATGCCCCGCCATTGATACCTGGTGCGATGATGGATTTCGTTCTGAAGGCCGACCCCGCTTGACGAAACCGGGAACATACACTACCATACGGAGTGGATGGTACACATGTCACAGAACTTGAATTTATCTGACAAAGAGCTTAAGGCGTTGCTGCACATACGGAACCGGCTTTTTCATGGCCAGTCCCCCTCGGTGCGCGACGTTCAGCAAGCACTTGGCTATCTGTCGCCACGCTCTGCGGCGACGCTCCTCGGAAAGCTATTCGACCGTGGGCTCATCAAAAGGCGGGAGGATGGTCGCCTCCAGCTTCTCCTGGACATGGGAAGTACCCAAGACCACGCCCAGACAGTTGGGATTCCCTTGCTCGGATCCGCCCCTTGCGGAACTCCCCTACTTGCTGAAGAGAATTGGGAAGCCACAATTCCGGTTTCGACCAGCTTGGCCAAGCCCCCCCACCGCTACTTCTTTCTTCGCGCTCGTGGTCAATCCATGAACGAAGCTGGGATCAATAGTGACGACCTCGTCCTGGTTCGTCAGCAACAGGACGCAGACAACGGGGACCGTGTTGTTGCCCTTGTCGATGGCGAAGCCACCATCAAGGAGTTTCACCGAACCCCCGATGCTGTCGCGCTTCGCCCGCGTTCGAACGACAACAGATATCAGCCCATTATTGTGACGGAGGACTTCCAGATCCAGGGAGTGATCGTCTCCGTCGTTCCATGCACGGAGGCCGTGTCACATGCCGAAGAACACTGA